TGCGCCCGCTTCATTTCCTCTTGCTTCGCCTCTATAGCCCTAATCCGGGCCGCCATCCTATCGAACACTTACCCTCCTTTCATTGCTGCGATTGCTTTTTCGGAAATCATCAGCGCATAAGACGCGCCGTTAATCGCATCGGCTGGCATTCTTTTTTCAAGAGACTCGCCAACATGCCAGCGATAGTTTTTCAACTGATCCCGGCACAAGATTAATGCCTCCAGTAATTTAGGCGCGGCATCCACGATGCTTGCAACCTCTTCCACCAGCTCTTTCGTATTGGCCGTTATGCTTACCATTTCAAGTTTGTCGCTCTGCCCCCGCGAAACTACAGTTTTATAACGGCCAAAATTACTTTGCTTGACCGGCGAACCGAAACATTTTTTGAAAGGCCCGCGCATGGTCTGATCTGTTTTCATATCACCCATGATATCCCCCTTTGAGCCTTTCGGCCAGTTCTCATTTTATCCACCGGAGTATCCCCCGGTATGCAGTAATTATTCCTCTTCATCAAGGTCTGCTAAGTCCGCAGCCCATGAGGATTTTCCACCCTCCCCCGGCGTCTCTGCCAGTTCAAGTTTACCGGGGAAAGCCCCCAGAATCTCCAGCTCATGCCCATCACCCGCCGCCGCCGCAACCTTGCTGAAATGAATCATCGCATTCATTGCAGACTCGGCCTCAACTGCGTTGCAGAAAACTTTCCCGCTGCCGTCATAGACTCCGATAACCGTATAAAAACATTTAGACATTTTCCCCTCCATTTTCTATGAACCGCGCGGCGCATTTTTTGGCGTTCTCCAGCTTCAAAAAACTATCGATCCGCCGCCCGTTATGCCCCACGATAAACAGCGCCGGGGCTGTGCGTTTCGCTTTCGTGTAAAGCACCTCCCCCGCGCTATCGCGCACAGGCTCAGCGACTCCAGTTCCCGCCGTGATAGGCCGCACCGTCACCGGCTTGCCAGCCACATATCCGATGATCTTAGCGGCCTTTATGATCGTCTCGCGCTTCGCGGTCTCGCCTTCTACCTTGTGCATTGCAGGATCATAATCCTTGCCATGCTTGGCCTTAAACCATTCAAAGTATGAGTCCACCCGCGCGCCAATATCTGAGTCGGTAAGTTTCCCCAGCGCATTCATTGCCTTGACCGCTTCCGGGATATACCAGCTATTAGGATTCCAACCTGGATTCCGCGCTAAAAATTCTGTTTTGTTCATGGCTTATTCCCCCTTCGCGTGTTGGTTTCTGGTCTCAGCGCGGAAATGATTTAACGCGCTGTCTATGACGCCTTGCGCCGCGTCATCTGTTGCCGTGCTGGGTTGCATCGCCTCGGCTAAATGCAGTAAGTCAGTAATTAAATCCACTACGTCCTCATTATAGATTTTCGCGCGTTTTTTGAACATTCGCACGGTATAACGCGCCCATTTTACCGTTTTGTTTTCCTGCGGCTTCGTATATGGGCCTTCTACCGGATCAACACCGCTTTTAAGTTTGCGCTGCACGGCGGCGAAGAAATAACGCGCCGTGGAGCCGTTTGCATTCTTCGGGTGGCGGTATCCCTGCGCCTTCGCCTCATCAAGCAACGCCTGAACCTGATCCCCGCGCAAGGTATGAAAATCTTCCCGGAATGTTATCCCGAAAGTTTTCAAGGTCTTTTGTGCTACATTTTCCATAATCATATTATCCCCCTGTTTCTAGCGTTGCGTTGCCCGGTCTCAATAATCTTGAAATGCCGCGTGAAGTTTTTCTAACCCGGCTTCACCAATAGCGCCGCGCAATGCCAAGGCTTCCCGCAAGCATTCTCGGTAAATTTCTTCTGCCTTTCGGCTGTCTGTGTCATAACCTAGGCTTGAAGCCCATTCTTCAAAACTCGCTTCATCCAGCACGCTGGAGTCCATCGCCAGCGAGTAAAAAACATCCTCTATTTTCGGCAGGATATCCACGCCGGTTTTACGCAAACCAAACGGCCCATTTATCATGTGCTTTTTTCCGGTCTCGCATTCGCCTTTAACCGCTTCCCATTCGTCATTCGTCATGCTGCCTTGCGTATAGCTTGGCGCGTGTGCGACTCCCGTCGAATATTTCACGGTTAAAATTGTCCTTTCACCCTTCAGAATTACAATGTTCCAGTTAAGAGTCAGGTCGCCAATTTTTTTAACCGGCTTCGCGTTGCGGCTCTGGCTATGCGCGACAAAATGCGCTTTCATCGTTAGGCCAAGGGCGGCGATAGTTTCTGCTGGGGTTGTCATGTTCGACTCCATTGCTTGGGGTTTACTTGTCTTTCCGTTGATCCACCGCGCGGCGGTAAATCATTCGCGCTATATCAGCTCTCTTTCCTTCTGTGCCGTCGATTGCTTTGAAATATTTTACGGCGGTATTTTCATCCGGAAATTCCCAAAACTTCGCCTTGCCGCCAGCACCATCAAAATAGAGCCAGCTTGCGGTCTGATATGGGTTACCGTTATAGGCAACGCCGGGAATGCTGAAGGCAACCGCATTGCTTTGAACGTGAACCACTTCACGCGGCGAAGCGGCGCGGCAATCCGCCGCAACTTCGCTGGCGTGTTCCAAAGTCCAGCGGCTTCCTACCGTCAAGGCTTTCCTAAATTGCGCTAAGTTTTTCATGTTCGACTCCAGTTTTCTTTTTTGTTTTACACGCAAGCGTGTTCAAGGTTTTCGATTAAGGCTTTGCAGTGATTCCCATTCTCATATTCTACCCGCGCCGCGCGGCGGATAAGCGCCATATTCCCGTCAATCTTCACAACCCGGAATATTGCCGTAGCCCTCGCCTCATTCCATGTAACTAAGTCGCCGGGTTTGATCTGATCGATTTGCATTTTTGTGGCCTCGTTTCCGTTCTGATCTTCTAACATGATAACTAACACCATCACTAACACGTTGCAAGCGGTATTTTGTCGATAGACAAAAAACGCAACAATCTTTCGTTATCCCCAGATTATCCCCCGCCATACCTTGTTATATATACACGCCACGGGCCTATGCTTGCCGCCTATGCGTTGTCATGCGCTGCCGCCGCCTGTCATGGTGCTGCCGTGCTGCCATGCTGGGGGATATCTTGTGACGTGTTGCGGCTGGTCATGGCGCTGATATCATCATCAAGTAATGACATTTCTTTATTCAATATAAAGCTGTTTATATTGTGTATTCATTGTCAAGTATATAATACAATCTCTATTTATATAATGATATCAATCACTTATACTATCATCATTACTTGATACATCATCAATCGTCTGCCTATTTATTAGGCACACACCATCTAAGACATTGATATATATAAACAAAAGGGTCCTTCCCCGGCCCCGCAAGCGACGCGGGTCTTTCGCGCCCGCGAAAATCCTGACTGCCGCGCAATTTTATTTCGTGGACAAGTTGCCTATTATTTAGGCAGTTAACTAATTTTTGGCTCTAAACCGCCATTTTTTGTTTTTCCCGTGGTTATTGATCCGACAAAATTCTGGTAATAAAATACCAGAAAAACTATGTCATTGATTTTTCAGGAAACCACGTTGACCTTCCGAGCTGAAAAGGTGATTTATAAAAATACTTTCATTATATATTTCAATGTTGTACCACTAGTTTTATAGTGTAATTTATTTGTAATTATATATAACTATATGATTTATATACATTTCACGTTGACCTTTAACTATAGGTCAACACAAAGGTCAACATGTTGTAACTTGTTGTAATTTATAATGAAAGTATATTAGTTCTAATGTTTGTTCCACTATTAGATAATTTGAAGTTATATAAGGAGTCTGTACCCGTAGTAACGTACTATTATGGAGTCGTGACTCTGAATCTATTACGAGAGTTTTGCGTTTGGAAGGTCAACAAAAAATACTTTCAGCATTACTTTCCGAAATTCACTTTATAGATCAACAACTTCTCTGTTGACCTATTTGTTGACCTAGCAGTGATGATGTTAGCGTAAAAGTTAGTGTTCTTTTTGGTGCTTTTCCTCGCCGCGCGCGGGAACGATATTTTGTCTTTCGACAAAAATTCTGTATAATCACCGGCATGAGCGATTTTGAAATCAGCATAAAATCTAACCTCGATGCGTTTGCTGCGGAGCTAAATGACTTCGCAACAAAACAGATGCCGTACGCCGCATCCTTGACGCTTAATCGTCTCGCAAAAATGGTGGTGGAAGGCGAAGCGGAAGAGATCAGCGAAACATTCCCAACAGCAACGCCGTTCACGAAGCGCGGCGTTTCATTTATCCCATCAAATAAAAATCGGCTGGAGGCTGTGGTTTTTGTCAAAGATATCCAGGCGGAATATCTGGAGCCATACGAGTTTACCGGCGCAGAAATTCCGGCCGGCCCTTCGCATGTCGCCATGCTGCGGCCGATTGGCATAGGCGTGAACCAGTACGGCAATATCCCACGCGGAAAAATAAAGGCGCTAAAAGCGCAGCCCACAGTTTTTTCCGGCGAGATAAAATTGAAAAATGGATCGCGCATCGGTGGCGTGTTCCAGAGATTGAAGGGCGGCAAAGGTGGTAAGCGCCTCAAAATTTTGATCCGGTTTGCTGATCCAAAAGTGGTGCATCAGCAGCTCCATTACTTCGACCGCGCGCAAAAAATCGTCGATAAAAATGTGGATGCTGTGATGAGCGAATCTATGGATCGTGCTTTGGCAACCGCAAAATGAATCGTCGCAGTAGAAAATCATATGGCCCTGAAGATGAGGTTCGGCTGACAGGAAGTTTGCTGGAGGCGTCGGATCGCTATGGCGTTGACAGAAAAACGATCCGCGCAACCGTGGCTCGGTATATAGATTTTCCGCGCGTGAAAACTGGCGGTACAAAACACGGCTGGGAATTTAATTGGGAGCATGTCGATGAATGGCTGAAAAAGAATACATGGTATCGCGGTGAACGTCAGCCGACCGCCAGCGCGCTGAAGCGCCAAATAAATGTAGGAACCAAGGAAGATGATCTGCCGTTAAGCGCGCAGAAAATCCGCGAGGATTTATTGTCGCGCGACAATAAGGGGGTTGTTCAAACAAAATTACTCCAGCTAGAGCTGGATAAAAAAATGGGTGTGCTGGTCGAGCGCGAGGATATAATCGGGCGCATGAGCGTTCTTGTGGCGCGGCTGGCAAAGCAGCTCGACATGATGCCGAACCTTATAGGGAAAAAAATGGGTCTGCCCGACGATGTGATCCGCATGTTGCGGGATAATATGGACCAGGCGCGCTCCGCGTTTGTGAATGACAGCGAGGCAATTTTTGCGCCGGAAAAACCCGGTGAGTAAATGTGGGATGCAGATCAAAATATAATCCTAGAATATTTCCGGCCGAAAGAGCGCCTGTCTGTTTCCAGTTTCTCTGAAAAGTACCGCTGGCTGTATAACGAAGGTGGTGGCCACGTTGGGCGCTGGGACAACAGCATGGTTCCATACCTCATCGAGCCGATGGATGAGCTGGATAATTTCAACATTCAAACGATAGCGATTGTTGGGCCTGGGCAAAGCGGAAAAACTACCATCGGTGAAAACTGGCTGATGCGTTCCATCGAGGCGAACCCCGGTAATTTTTTGTGGTTCATGCAGACGGATGACAGCTTAGAGGCGTATGTAAAAAGCCGCATCAATCCGATGATCCAGAATCATAAATTTTTGTGCGATGCCGTGGGTAGAAAATCGACGGATGACAGCCTGCACTTCAAAAATTTTCGCGTGATGCAGATCGAATTTCTGTCGGCCACGCCGTCCAACCTGATTAATAAATCCGCGCCGCGCATCGTCGCTGACGAAATCGACGCATACCCGGAAAGCCTCGGCAACGTAAAGCCGATGCTGGATGTGCGCCGGCAGACCTTCGGTAATGAATCAAAAATGCTGGTGACAAGCCATCCTGATCGCGCGCGCGGCATGAATCCTGACAAGGATTGGAGCAACGGCGTGATGGGCGTGTACGCCGATAGCGACCGCAGAATTTGGTACTGGAAATGCCCGCACTGCTCCGCGTATTCGTCGCCCTGCCCGCTGGCTGATCGTTTTATGGATTTGCACTATCCGGTCGATGGAACGCTGGATGAAATTCAGGAAACCACCGTGCTGATGTGTCCCGTGAACGGCTGCGCGATCACGGATCGTGAGCGCCTGGAGATGAATCAAACCGGCGTTTGGGTAGGCACCGGGCAGTCGATATCGGTTGAAGGAGTCATAACTGGTGAGCGTGTGAAGCGCAGCACGGCCGGATTCTGGATCGTCGGCACCATGTCGCCGTTTATCCTCGGCGGGATCGGCGCGCTGGCGCGCGCCAAGGTGAAGGCGGAGCGCGAATACGAAGTCAGCGGCGAGGATGAGACGCTGAAGCAGGTCATGGTCAAGCAATTCGGTATCCCATATACGCCGCCGCGCGCGTACGGCAGCGTGACGGCGAATGACCTTGCGGCGCGCAGTGAAGAGATGCTGCACCTGAAAACCGTTCCCGAAGGAGTCCGTTTTTTGACGGCTGCCTTCGATATTCAGGTGGCGCATTTTGATGTGTTGGTGCGCGGCTGGGGCATAGGCGCGGAAAGCTGGGTGGTGGATAAGTTTAGGGTTCACGGCGACCCGGCGACTGATCCAAAATGTTGGGACGAAATGATCGACCTGCTGCTGCGCCGCGCGTATCCGCTGGCGGAAAATTCGCAGTTGGCGATGCCAATAAGGGGGATAGGTTGGGATTCAGGCGGTCTGCCAGGTGTGACGCGACAAGCGTATGACGCATGGATGCGCTGGAAAGACCGTGGTCTGGTGCGAAATTACGGCCTGATAAATGACAAGGAAGCGTGGTCCGCGCTGCCGATGAAGGGCGCGAACAGCGTCATGGCGAAGAAACTCAGCGTGAATTATCCCGACACATCTGGAAATAAACAGCGCGCCGCGAGTAAAGGTATCGTGCCGGTTGCGATGTTCAACCCGAATATTTTTAAGGATGAGCTGAACGGCCAGCTCCAGAAAGCCGATGAAGGTCCGTGGTATGTGCATTTTCCAAAATCGCTGGCGAACAAAGCGCCGCCGCATCCGTGGTTCGAGCAGTTGGTGGCCGAGGTGCGCGATCCGCTTGGAAAGTGGCAGAAAGTCAACAAGGGGGCGCGGAATGAAGCCCTCGATTTGATGGTTATGACGCATGTAATCGCGCATTTACATGGGGTTTCGCAGATAAAATGGGATCGTCCGCCGCCCTGGGCCGCGCCTTGGGCCGAGAACAGTTTTCTGATTCCAGTGGAAAATATTTCGAGTTTGGAGCAGGTTCAAAAGGAATCCGGGAAGCCGGCCACTGATTCGGGTGTTAAGATCATCACGCAGCAACCGAAAAAGAAATCCATCAGCGACATGCTCCCATGACCGGCGAACCGAGACCATCAAAAGTTACTGTCAGCGGCCGCGATCCGCAGTTGGATACGTCATGCTCGGCTCCTACCGATGAAAAATTGCCTGACGGTCAAAAAAAGGATCATTGGACATTGCCGGAAGAGGACAGAAAAAATGGTCATGTGCGACCGCTGAGAAAAAATTACGTCCACAAGAAATGCAACACGAATACTCGGATGCCAATGGCGTGTGCCGAGACATACGCGAAAAATCCGAAGTATTATGGATCGACTTTCTGCTGCGGCTGCGGTGATTATTTTCCGGTCTCCCAATTTTTGTGGGAAGGAACCAATGAAGAGGTAGGGAGCTGAAGATGGCAAAATTTGGCGAAGGTTTAAGTGATGCTGATCGCGCGCAAAGCGCGGCGCTCCAAACTGAATATCGGAATCTCTGTCATGCCATGCAAAGTGGCGTGGCGGCATCGATGGGTCTTGTGGGGGATCATGCAACAGAACCGAAACATCTGCGTGTTGGAATAAACTCCGCGATGGTCGAACATTCCGCTATTGTTTTATTGTTAGTGGACAAAGGAATCATCAGCGAAGTTGAATATTTTACGGCGTTGCGCGACATAATGAAGCGCGAAGTCGAAAAATATGAGTCTCAATTAAGCTCGGTCACCGGGAAAAAGGTTACCTTGATATGATAAACACCGCACAATCCGATTTGGTCGGCGTACCGACCGCGACGTTGCAGCAATGGCTGACCGACGCGCAACAAGCCATGCACGATCTGATGACAGGCTCGAAGGTTGTGCAGGTGAATTACATGCAGGGCGACGGGCAGAAAATGGTCACCTATAAGCATGCTGACATTGGGATGCTTCGCGGGTATATTCAGGAGTTAAAGACTCAGCTCGGCATCACGCCTTGCGGTCGTTCGCCTATAGTGCCGGTTTTCACTTCGGGGAATGGTTATGGACGGCGAGGTTAAAATTCTCGACAGCAGCGGCGCGCCGATGAAGGTTGCGCCCGCGACGAAGTTAAGCGCGATTGCTGGCGGCAATGGTCTCAGCGGCTCCACGCCCTATGACTCCGCCGATATGTACAGTCAGCGCATGGGAACGTGGAATCCGTTTCTGTGGTCGCCCGACGCCGAGATAAATATTTGGCGCGATAGGATCGTGAGCCGTTCGCGCGATATCACGCGCAACGATGGCTGGGCGAGTGGCGCGGTCACGCGGACGTTGGATAACATCATCGGTGGTTCTTTCCGGCCGATTGCGAAGCCGGATTACCGCGCGCTGGCCGCGTACACCGGGAACAAAGCGTTCGATCCGGTTTGGGCTGCGGAATACGGCCGTGAATTGGAATCTCATTATCGCTCATGGGCAAACGATCCGGGCCGGTATTGTGACGCGCAGCGCACGAAAACCGCCAGCGAAATGTTCTATTTGGCTTTCAGGCATCACCTGATCGACGGCGATTCATTGGCGACGGTGTTGTGGCAGCCGGAACGGATCGGCGTAGGCAAGGCGCGTTATGCGACGGCGATTCAAGTCATTGACCCGGATCGCCTGTCGAACCCGCAGCATCAATATGATAACCAGCTCATGCGCGGCGGCGTGATGGTGGATCATTTGGGTGCGCCGACCGCGTATTATATTCGCCGCGCGCACCAGGGCGATTGGTTCAACGCTGGCGATGCCATGATGTGGGACCTTCTGCCGCGCGAAACGGATTGGGGCCGTCCGGTTGTCATTCATCACTACACGCCGGATCGCGCGGGGCAGCATCGCGGTGGCATCGGTATTTTCAACCCTGTCATGCAGCGTCTCAAAATGCTGACGCAGTATGACGGCGCGGAGCTGGACCAGGCCATCATCAACTCGCTGTTCGGCGCGTATGTGAAGTCGCCGTTCGATCCTGAAATTGTTGCATCGGCGCTGGGAAATTCCGCCGAGCTGAACGCATATCAGACGGAGCGCATGGCATTCCATAACAAGAAAAATATTGCGCTCGGTGGCGCGCGCATGCCGCACTTGTTCCCCGGCGAAGAGATCGTGACAGTGAAGGCAGAGCATCCGTCCTCGGCCTTCGCTGATTTTCAGGCTACCTTCCTGCGTAACATCGCGTCGTGCGTTGGTCTCAGCTACGAACAAATTTCGTCGGATTGGTCGAAGTCGAATTACAGCTCCGCGCGCGGCGCGATTGTCGAGGCGTGGAAAACGCTGGAGCGCCGCCGCATGCAGTTCGCGTCCGGGTTTGCGAATCCGGTGTTCTCCTGTTTCGCGGAAGAGAGTTTTGACGTTGATAATCTGCCGCTGCCGGCCGGCGCGCCGGAATTTGCGGAATGCCGTGGCGCGTATTCATCGTGCCGCTGGCTCGGCCCCGCGCGCGGCACCGTCGATCCGACGAAGGAAATCCAGGCGTCGATGCTCGGCATCGAGGCCGGCATGACAACGCTTGAAGATCAGTCGGCGCTGCACGGCACGGATTGGGAAGAAAATATCGATCAGCGCAAGGAAGAGATCGATGCGTTTGAAGAGCGCGGTCTGCCGATTCCGAGTTGGGGCCATGAAAGCGATGAGACGGTACAGACGGAGAAAATCGGATGATCCATTTACCGCATATCGCGCAGCGCATGTTCAACGTGCCGGTCGCCATCTTGCCGGAGAAAGCCGAAATAATCGTGTCTGTTCTTTCCGGCCGCTTTGGAATTTCGCAGTTGGAGCGCGCGGACGGAACCGTGATTCAGTTGCAAGGGTCCATCGCGTCGAATGTTCACGCTGGACCAAAAGAAGTCGGTTACGATATCGAGCAGGGCGTGGCGATTATTCCGGTAACTGGAACGCTGGTGCATAAAAACGGATATCTTTATCCCATGAGTGGGATGACGGGTTACGATGCGATCCGGCATAATTTTTCTGCCGCGCTGAACGATGCTCAGGTCAAAGGAATCGTTTTCGATATCGATAGCGGCGGCGGTGAAGTCGCTGGGTGTTTCGATCTGGTGGATGAAATTTATTCCATGCGCGGCGAAAAACCGATGATGGCGATCCTCAGCGAGATGGCATGCAGCGCGGCATACGCGATTGCGTCTGCGTGTGATGTTGTGACCGTGCCGCGCACGGGTATGACGGGATCGGTCGGCGTGGTGGCGATGCACGTTGACCAATCGGCGCGACTCGAAAAAGAAGGAATGCGAGTCACGATGGTGCATTACGGCGCGCGGAAGGTGGACGGAAATGAGATCGAGCCGCTGTCCAGCGACGGCCTGAAAAAGCTCCAGGAAATGGTCAACGAAACTGGTAAATTATTCGTCGAAACCGTGGCGCGAAATCGCGGAATATCGGCCAAAAAGGTGCGTGAAACAGAGGCCGCGTGTTTTTACGGCGCGGCTGGTGTTGAGGTCGGTTTTGCGGACGGAGTGAACGCACCGTGCGAGGCGTTTTCCGAGATGTTAAAACTTATAAGTTGACACTAAAGAATACCGGCTATAGATTTTCGACTGCGAATCGATCCTATATCTGGTCTCTAATCGGAGAATCGTAATGCCCAATCAGTCCGCTTCCTCATACGCCCATCTCGTCAAATCCACCGCCGCCGCGCCGAGCGCGAAAGGTGCTTCCGCGAAAGAGGTTGACGAAAACGAAAAGGACCGCGCCGAAACTCCGCCCGCCAACGACAAGGAAGATGGCAAGAAGGCGAAGAAGGCGAAAGCCAAGGACGGCGAGGAATCCGAAGAGGAAGAAGAAAAGGACGACGACCGCGACGAAAACAAAAAGAAGGACGCCAAGAAAGCCAAGGCGCGCGCCGAAGAGTCCGGTGATGCAGTTCTGGCCGCGACCCTCGAAGAGCGTCTGCGTTGCGCGACAATTTTCCAGAGCAAAGCCGCCGCTGGCCGCCCGCATGTTGCGGCGCAGTTTGCGTTCCATACCGATCTCTCGGCCGACAGCGCGATTGCGATCATGGAAGCCACGCTCACGGATCAGCCGGTCGCGGCCGCCGCGCCCGCGCGCCGCAGCATCGACGAACGCATGAAGCATGTGCCGAGCGCGAATGTCGGAGCCGATGCACCGGAAGATCAGGGCGGCGCGTTCCCGACAAGCGAAGATCAGGTTGGAAAAATGAGTTCGAGCCAAAAGGCTCTGGCCATCGTCAACGCTGGCCGCATCAAGCGCGGCGAGGAACCGATCAAGGCATTGCAGTAATACCCGCCTGAGTAGAGATGGGGGCTGCTGCCCGGTGAAAATCGGGCAGCACCTTCAAAAAGTTCAAGCAGACCTTTTAGGAGAGCGAACATGGTTACAGTGACCCCCAACGGCGACGTTCCCCAACAGCCGATGAATTTTGACAACAGCTACCTGCCCGATCAACTGATCGCAGGTGTGTTCCCGCGCGTCACGCAGGGCATTGCTACTGTTCTTTCAGGCTCGACCGTAAACAGCGTCACCCCGTTGCCTCGCGGCACCGTCATGGGTCAGATCGCTTTGGGCGCGGCCACGGCCGTAGCCGGTGGCGGCAACACGGGCGCTGGCACGATGAGCGCCGTTACCCGCGTCGGCAACAAGACGCAGGTCGGCGTGTATGTCGTAAAATTCACGGCCGCAACCGCGTTCGATGTGATCGATCCCACGGGCCGTAAACTCAGCTCCGGTGTGACCGGCTCTGCATACGCCGACGATATCGGTTTCACCATCACGGCTGGCAGCCCTGCTTTCGTTGCGGGCGATGTGTTCAATGTCACCGTGGCGGCCGGCAGCGGGAAGTATATTCCCAGCGTCAAGACCGCAACCGATGGCAGCGAAAATCCCTCCGCGATTCTGGTCGATCAGACCGATCCGAGCGCGGGCGACGTAAACGCAGGCCTGTATTTCACGGGCGAGTTTAACCAGAACGCGATCACGTTTGATTCGAGCTGGACCGTCATCACGCTGGCCCCGGTTCTGCGTCCACTCAGTATCTTCCTGAAGGATTCAGTGAGCGCCGCCGATCCCAGCTAAGTTGTGCAACCCCCAGAAGAGTAAAGTGTAACTCCAGGACAAGAGGAACGAAACATGAGTGGATATCAATTCCCGTCAATTTTTGACACCAATGATCTGATCCAGGTCGTTCCCAATCTGAAAGTTGCCCAGACGTTTCTTCTGGACCAATTTTTTCCGATGATCGAACAAAGCGACACGGAATTTGTCAGCATCGACGTTGATGTGGGCAAACGGCGTCTCGCCCCCTTCGTCTCGCCTATGGTCGAAGGTAAACTGGTCGAGCAACGCCGCATTCAGACCAACACGTTCAAGCCGCCCTACATCAAAGATAAGCGCGCCCCCGATCTGCGCCGGCCCGTTCGCCGTATGATCGGTGAGCGCATCGGCGGCGACAAGAACCCCGTCATGCGTATGATGCAAAATCTCGAATTTGAGATGGCGGATCAGATCGACATGATTCAGCGCCGCATGGAGTGGATGGCCGCACAATCACTCGTCAACGGTACGCTGACGATGAGTGGTGATGGTTTTCCGGCCGTCACTATCGACTTCGGCCGTGACGCCGCGCTGACGGTCACGCTCACCGGCACCGCACTGTGGGATAGCGGCAACGCCGCCGCGACCCCGGCTCTCGATATCGACCAGTGGCAGAATCTCGTTCTGAAATCTTCGGGCGCGACCGTCACCGATATCATCATGACGCCGACCCCGTTCTATTGGTTCACGCAAGACAAGTCGATCATCAATGCGATCATCAGCGATACGTCGAAACTTGCGTATCCTCAGAAGAACCAAATCCAGATGGCATCGGAAGCCAAGCATGGCGCGATCCTGAAGGGCATGTGGGGTTCGTATCGCATCTGGGTGTACAATGATTGGTACGTCGATGGTGGCAACGAAGGCGGCACCTTGAACCACGAATACCGGATGATCCCGGATGGCACGATCCTGTTGACGACCCCGCAGCTCATGGGCGTCCGCGCGTTCGGCGTCATCATGGACCCGGATTTCAACTACGCCACGATGCCGTATGCTCCGAAAATCTGGACTCAACCGGACCCGGCGCAGCGTTTCATCCTGATGCAATCCTCGCCGTTGCCGATCCCGGCGCGAGTGAACGCTTGCCTCAGCGCGGTGGTCACGGCCAACGTCGATCCGTAAGTTTTTCAGGAAACCTGTAGGAGAGTAAAATGGCAGAATCAGAGAAAATGGTGACGGTCACGGTTGCTCCGCGTCGTTCCATTCATACCCGTGTCGCGCGTGGAATGCCCCTGCGCGTCCACGGTCCCGGCAGCCAAGTTGAGGTTGCGGAAAAAGAATGTGAACGTCTGCTCAAGCAGGGTTTCATTGTCGATCCCTCGGCCAAGAAACTTACCCAAGCCGAGATCGATTCTGCCGATCTGTCACACGCTCTGCCCGGTGCTGGCGTGAAGGTTACCGAGGACGCGGCACAGTCCGTGCGTCCCGCGAACAAAGGGACGGCGCGCACCGCCGCTTAAAGGCGATGGCGCTTGACTTCGACACACTCGTTTTGAAGCCGTGTATGGATAACTTTGGTGAAGTAAACCAAGGTTATCCATTACCCGTTTATGTGCCAAAACAGGGCGCAAAATTCACCATCGATGGCGTGTTCGATAAGGCGTACCGCGAGAATGTATCGCAGGACGGCCAGATCGTCACCGTGACCATGCCTGTTTTTGGCGCGCGCGAGATCGAGTTTATCGTGCCGCCGAAGCAGGGCGACCAGATCATCCTGCGCGGCGACACATACGATGTGCGCGAGGTGCGGCCCGATAGCCATGGGCATCTGAAGCTGATGCTGAATTTCACCGAAAATTATGCAAACGTGTAACCATGCTGACTCGCGTTCGCCTCAGAAAACTTGCTCTCGCTGCGCTGCTTGCGGCCGATACCGACGCGAAAAAAAACTGCTACGAATATGACTGGCCAGTTGGCGAAGAAAAACTGCCCGCCGTACTGATAAATTGGGAAACGGAACATAAAACGTCCATGTCGCGCGCGCAGCCGAATTTTACCACGGTTGCAACGCTGCGGCTGCTGATCCGTTTGATGGCGAACACCAAGGCCCAGGTGCGCGAGGCGACCGATAGATTGGTGTGGCAGGTCGAGCAAGCCCTGCTGACGAATTATAATTTGCGGCTGGAAGTGCAGCAGTTTGTTTTTGTGACAACGACCGGCGATATCGATAGCAACACGGGAAAACATATTGCGGAATATCGCATGGATATCGGCCTCGAATTTTTTGAGGATCAGAACCAATACCCCGCGATCCCATCCACGCCGCTTACGCAGATCAACGCCACGCTGGATGCGCTCAATCGTTTCGATCCGACCGGCACATATCCCGATCCGCCGTTCCCTGATTCGGTCAAGCCCGCGCCGCGTACCGAAGGTCCTGACGGCAGAAGTGAAGGAACCCTTGTAATTCCGCTGGAGGGAGGTTAGAGTATCCGCCATGTTTATTCGACCGAGTCCTGGGCTGAAGATACGCGATCCGATCCTGAAAACTTTGGTGCCGAGCGAAGGCGTCGAGGTGACAGAATCACCTTTTTGGTTGCGCCGCGTCCGGGATGGTGATGTAACTGTTGTGCAGCCGACTCAGGCTGTGAAACGCGCCGAGGCGCGGAAGGTAAAAGGGGAGTAGAGCATGACGGTTCCTTTCAATAACATTCCGCAGAACCTTCGCCTTCCCCTGTTTTTTGCCGAGCTGGATAATTCCCAGGCCAACACCGGGCAGGTAACTTCGCGCGCCGTCATCATCGGCGCGATCACTTCATCCGGCGTGGCCGTGCCGAATGTTCCAATTATTTCCCAAGGTGTTTCAGATGCGATTACGCAGGGCGGCCCCGGTTCGCAGCTTGCACTCATGGTTGCGGCGTATCGCGCTGCTGATCCTTTCGGTGAATTGTGGCTCTTGCCCGTCTCCGATAATGGTGCCGGCGTTCTCGCCGTTGGCAGTATCAATTTCACTTCAGCACCGACCGGAAACGGAACGCTGAATTTGTACATCGGCGGCGTAAATGTCCAGACCGCGATCAGCTCGGCCCAGACCGCCGCACAGGTTGCAACGGCGGTTGTCGCTGCGATCACTGCCAACACGAATTTGCCCGTGACGGCTGCCGTTGATGGTATGACCACCAGCAAGGTTGATATCACCGCGAAAAACAAAGGTCTCGGCGGCAACGATATCGATCTCCGCACGAATTATCTTGGTGCGCGCGGCGGCGAAGCCGATCCTGCCGGTCTCGCCTACACGATTGTGCCGATGGCCAGCGGCGCTACGAACCCCGTTCTCACCACGGCGCTGGCGAACCTCAGCACCCAGCAATATGATTTCGTGATTTCCGCATTTACCGACTCCACCTCTATGACGGCCGTTACCGCATATCTGAACGATACGGCCGGCACCTGGAGCTGGGGTGAAATGCTTTATGGCCATGCTTGGTATGCGTACCGTGGCACGTTCGGCGCGCTGGTGACATTCGGCACCGGCCTGAACGATCAGCATTCCTCGGTGATGGGTTTCTATGATTCCCCGACACCGGCATGGCTGATCGCGGCCGACTTCGCCGGGACCGCCGCGCCCGCGCTCCGCGCCGACCCCGCGCGGCCGATCCACACGCTGGCCCTCAGCACCATGCTGCCGCCGCCCCTCACCTCGCGTTTTCCCAAGACGGAACGCAACACGCTGCTGTTCGATGGCATCTCGACGTTCGATGTTTCGGACGCTGGTGTTGTCACGCTGGAAGGTACGATCACTACCTATCAGCAGAACAAGTTTGGCCAGCCGGACGACTCCTATCTCCAGATCAACACAATGTACAATCTGGCGTCGATCCTGCAACAGCTCCGCAGCTCGATCACCTCGCAGTACGCGCGCGTGAAGCTGGCGGCAGATGGCACCAAGTTTGCCGATGGCTCGGCCATCGTCACGCCCAGCACCATCAAGGCCAGCCTGATCGCGCAGTATCAGGAAATGGAATACAATGGCCAGGTGCAGAACAGCGCCGAATTTATCGCCGGTTTGATCGTTGAACAGAACGCGCAGTATCCGTACCGCGTCGATGTTCTGTTCGATCCGGCGCTTATCGATCAGCTCGATGTGTTCGCGCTGCTGGCTCAATTCAGGTTGACGTAAGGGGAACGCGATGGCTGATAATCCAATTAACAGGCTTGCTGGCGTAGCCTCGATCACGTTTAACGGAGTCACCTATTTGCTTCAGGGTGAACTCACCTGGTCGCCCAGCACCGTGACGCGCGAGACGTTGACCGGGCAGGATCAGGTTCACGGGTACAAAGAATTGCCCGTCGCGCCGTTTATTTCCGGCGTCCTGCGTGACACCAACAATCTTACGGTTCAGGATTTCAATCAGATGACGGACACAACCGTTTCACTGACTCTTGCGAACGGCAAGCAGGTAGTGGGCCGGAATATGTGGTGCGTCAACGTGCAGGAAGTCAAATCAATGGAAGCCACGTTCGAGGTACGATTCGAAGGAGGCTCCGTAACGGAGGTTCTGTAATATGGTCGATGCAGTTGAGAAAACAGAAGTAACGATCACGCTGAAGCAGCCAATCGTTATGAAGGAACGCACGATCAGTGAGATCACGTTGCGTGAACCCACGGCGGCCCAGCTCGACATGGCCGAGGATGCCGGCAAGCGCAACGACATGGCGCGCACGATCAAGCTGATCGCGCTGGTCTCGAACAACCACGAAAACGTGATCCGAAATATGCTCGGCAGCGATCTGGCGAAGGCGTCGAAGATCGTCACCGATTTTTTGGACATTGGCCAGGAAACTGGCGAGAACTCGTCGCAGACCTAACCTTTACGTTTCATTGGGGTCCTAAAGAGGCGTGGAACTTAACCGGAAGCGCATTGGTCTGGTGGAGAAATCAGGCGAACCGGATTAGGGAAATGCTGAAAGAGGGCTGAAATGAAAAGGTTTAATTTCGTCATTTCGGCCGACAATAATCCCGCGCTGAAATCGATGCGCGCTGTCAGCGCCGAACTGTACCGTATCAACGCCGCATTTCGACAGACCCGCAGCAAGGCCGGCAGTGGCGCGGCGGCGGGCGGCGGCGCGCTCGATCCCAAAGCACTGAACGTGGTTCAAAAAGAGCTGCGCGAGGTGAACTCGATTTTTAAGGCTATGACGGGTTCCCAGAACCAGTGGGAACGCAATGCCGGGTTCACCCAGCTCAAAAACGCCTTCAAGGGTACGGCTGACGCCGCCAGTGACCTGAAGGGCGCTGTAAATGGAATTTTGGGACCTGTGCTGGCCCTTACCGGGATCGGCAGCGTGGCTGGTATCGCCGGGATCGCGGCCGATTTTGGTGATCTTGCCAAGCAGGTAAAATTAACGAATTACGAAACCAGCCTCAGCCAGAAAACGATTCAAGGCTGGATGAATACCGGCCAAGCATTCGGGATTAAGACCGAAGATATGACGGCTGGCCTGAAGAATTTTTCCAAAAACATGGAAGATGTTTCGTTCGGCCGCAACAATGAGATGCTGGCGTTTTTCTCGCGCCCAGATATTGGGATTAAAGATATTCGGACTCGAGTCCAAACCCCTGAGGGTGTGGACTCAATGATGCGCGAAGTGGCGATGAAGTTGCAGCAGTTTTCCCCAATCGCGCGGTCGCAGATGTTGGATCGAGCGCAGCTCGGATTCATGAAGCCCATGCTGATGTACGGGCCTGATGAATATGGCAAGCGGCAAAAAATGGTCGGAAAACTTGGGTACGTCGCCAGTGATGACCAGCTCGAAAAAGTGCGAGATTATAACCGCGCGCTCGACGGGCTGAACCTTGCGCTGTCCACGTTCCAGAAAAAACTTACCGATAACATTATCCCGATGTTCCAGCCGATTGTGCAGGGATTCTCAAACTGGATTGTGAAAACCGACAACGTGAAGTTGGTGTTTGATCTTCTGGCGGAGGCAATCGGCGTCACGATGGTTGCTGCCATCGGATTTTTAGGCAAGGCGATGCTGGCAACCCCCTTCGGTCGCATCATTGCGTTGGCAGAAATACTGATAACTGGCGGCACGATCCTGTATGAAAAATGGAAGCCGTTTCGTGATCTGATTCAGGAAATATGGAAGATGATGAAGGAGCTTGCCACTCTGCCGTGGCGCATACATCTGGGAAATTTCGGATCGAATAAGTCGATGCTGGAATCATATGATGATTACAGCAAGCGCACTTCAATTCCGTCGCCTGTCGCGTCAAACGATAATCCGATGATCGTGACTTCGCAGGGCATTACGTTTCCAAAAACACCGTCGAGTGCCGCGTATGATACGTCGCTGTCCGGTGGGTCTGCGGGGGATATGTCGCAGGACGATGTGCAAAGCGCGCTGATGGGTACGCCGGCCATGAAGGGGCAGAATGCCCGTAGCACGGTTGAGATCAACCTGAACGGCGCGCCAGCCGGCACCACGGTGGTGACGAAGCCAGCGCCGGGGGTTAGGATGCCCGTCAACATCAATTATGGATTGCAGCCCGTGCCATGAGTGAACTCGATCAAATCCTTGCGCTTGGGAATCCTCTTGCAACCCTGAGCAGTTATTTCAACCAGCTCTATCCAGCAAGCTGGCGTGGCGTACCATTTTTTGTGGATTCCGCTGAGACCGGCGTTGGCCGCAGGAATGCGGAACACGTTTATCCGTTCAGGGATACGCCGTGGCAGGAAGATATCGGCCGCAAGGGACGGAAATACGAATTTTCCGCGTTCCTAGTTGGCGACGATGTGATAACGCAGCGCGCGGCGATGCAAGCCGCTGCGGAGCAAAAAGGCCCTGGCACGTTGGTGCATCCGACTTATGGAACGCTGACTGTCAGCCTTTTGGAATGTAATTTTCGTGAGCATAAAAGCCACGGCCGCGTGATCGAAATAAATTTCCGTTTCGGTGAATCCGGGCAGCGTTTATATCCCAGCAACGGATCGAACACCGGCATGGCTGTTGTGAATGCTGGATCGCTGGCGAACCAGGCGATGAGCGATAGTTTCGTTTCTCAGGTCACGCAGCAATTCAGCAGCGCGCAGCAACAGGTTGTAGCGGCCGTCGCTCCCGTGACCGAGGCATATCAAACCGTTTCCGGCTGGGTCGGTGAAGCCGTGCAGCTCGGCAAGGAAGCCACGAATATTTATAACCTCGGTGCCAACATGGTTGGTTCTTTCGGGCGATTTTTTGGTGGCAAGACAGGCAGCAGCGTTGGAAGCATCGTTGGAAGTTATGTACCGCCCAGCCAGGTGGCGAGTCAGGTTGCAAACCTGATAAATACGGCCACGGCGGATCGCGGTAATATCGCTGGTGCTGCCACAAATATTTCAACGATTTTGGAGGGGTTATGAGTCAACCATCCGATCTCGCGGCCGCCGTACAGGTTTTGGCGAACACGCTGCTGGCATCGATTGCGAACCCGGCCGATGCCATTCGTATTTTTACGGAGCTGAATGATTTTGCGATTGCAGAGGTGAACTCGACCTCGGTGATTGGCCTCGCGCAAAACAATGTGCAGAATGCCGTGGCAGATTTGTGCCGCAGGACGGCTGCCGTCGCGCTGGCCGTGGCTTCGTCGCAGTACCAGCCGACCTCGCAAAATGATGCGGAAAATTTGCAAAACATCGTATGCGATATTCTCGATAATGAAATTCTGATCGCTGGTAACCAGGGGCAGGATGAGACGTTTATCGCGCTGCAAAATCTCCGCACGGCCGTGGCGCAGGATTTAACCACGCGCGGCGCTGCGTTACCCGATCTGCGGACGTACACCATGAATCAACCTATGCCGTCGCTGGCGCTGGCATATCAGTATTACCAAGATATTGTCCGAACTGATGAGTTGGTTGGATTTGCGAACCCGCGCCATCCAGCCTTCATGCCGGTAACATTTCAAGCCCTGAGTTTCTGATGGATGACCTCACAATTATTTCTGGTCAGCAGCAGATATCTGGTTGGACTACCGTCAGAGTGACGCGCGGCATCGAGCGCATGCCGAACGATTTTCAGATCGAGATGACGGAGCGCAACCCAGACGGGTCGCAGATCACGATCAGCCCTGGCGCGCAGTGCCAGATCAAGTTGGGGGAAGATTTGGTCTTGACCGGATATATAGACACCTATGAAGCGTCGGTTGATTCCGACATGCACACCGTCAGTATTTCCGGGCGCAGCAAGAGCGAGGACGTTGTGGATTGCTCGGCCGAGTATCCCAACGCGCAGATTATGAGCAGCACCGCATTGCAGATCGCGCAGAAATTGTCGGAGCCTTACGGTATCACCGTCGCGCAGAATGTCGGGCCAACGATCATCGTGCCGCAGTTTAATTTGATGTACGGCGAGACCGCCGTTGAAATCATCGAGCGCGTCACGCGTTTTTACAAACTGCTGTATTACGATATGCCGGACGGAAGTATTTTGCTCACCCAGGCATCGACCAAACAGGCCGGAAGCGGATTGACGCAAGGCGTGAATGTGCAGTCCGCCAAGGTGCGTTTCGACATGACGCGGTTCAGCGATTACGTCTGCGTATATCAATCTGTGGCGACGTTCAGCGATGGGCAGAGTTTGGATTCCGGGCAGAACAATTCGATGAATCAGTTTTTTGAGGTGCAGGACCCGACCGTTCCTCGGCATCGCCAGAAAATTATCATCGTGCAAAGTGGCGATATAAATCCGGCGTTTCAAGTCACGCGCGACACCGCGCTGTGGGAAAGCAACAGGCGCTATGGAAAGGCATATGAGCTGCATGCCGTTGTCGATAGCTGGCGTGATGCGACAGGAAAATTATGGGAACCGAACACGCTGGTGCCGATTAATATTCCTGCGCTTAAATTGGTCAATGTAACATGGCTCATCAATGAGGTGACGTATGTCCGCGACGAAAACGGCGGCACCACTGCATCGCTGATCCTGAATCCGCCTCAAGCCTTCACGCCGGAACCAATTATCATCGTTCCGCAGCCGTTCGCGGAAGGTATTGCAGATGCGACAGGCGCGGCCACAGTAAATACGCCTGGGCCGATAAATATTCTTCCGTTACCTGCGGGGTCTGGACAATGATCGATCCGATCCAAGTTTGCGTAAATCACCTGCGCCGCATGCAGCGCCAGATTTATTTAATTATGGGGCGTGGCCGCACAACGACTGAAGTTGATGACAGTGGTTTAATTCGTACCGTGCAGATCAATCTCGGAAACAATCAGATTAAGGATAATGTTTCCGTCATGCAACAGTACGGTTTTGCCTCGAATTATCCCCCGGCGACTGACGTTGTTGTTGGATTTATTGCGGGCGACAGGTCGAACGGTTGCGTCATAGCATCGAATAACCAGAATTATACCGTGCGCGATCTCGGTAACGGCGCGGTCGCGCTCTACGATATGTTCGGAAACATCATCGAGCTGAACAGCGCGGGGATCGAATTGGCTGATTTTTCAGGGAACAACATCATCATGTCGGCGGCCGGTATCACCATAGATACGCCGGAAACCTTGAATTTGACCGGGAAGATAGTTGTTATTCACGCGAATCAGACATTGAAGTATGATGCTGACGGCAACGGGCCTGTGTACACGGCGACCACGCGCACGGATTACGTCATCGGATCAACAGGATCATCGCAACCACTTAATCCCCCGCAAATTCCATGAGCGATATAAAAACCATCTGGGACGTTCCCAACTCTCGCGGCGATTGGATTATGGCTGGGGCGCAGCTTGCCAGCGGCGACGATCTGCAAACCGCCGTGCTGATTTCTCTGTTTACGGATCGACTCGCTGCGGCCGACGATGAAATCCCGGATGGGACACAGAATCGGCGCGGCTGGTGGGCCGATCAGCAGCCGGATGGAAATGTGGACCTTATCGGGTCGAGATTGTGGCTGATAGACCGCCGCGTTTCACCCACCACGAAAACGCTGAATGACGCGCAAAACTACGCGAAAGAAGCCCTGCAATGGTTGATCGATGATGGCGTGGCCGCCAGCATCGATGTTGCCGCGTCCTGGAACGCGCCTAATTTTCTGGCTTTGGTGGTGACTATCAATCAAACTGATGGTACAAAACCTGTGTCGTTCAGGTTCCAGTTGCTTTGGGAGCAGTTGATCTAAATGCCGTACTCACGCCCAACTCTCACGCTGCTGCGGCAACAAGTCGCTGGCGATATCAACGTGGCTCTGGCCGGGGCCGATGGTCTGCTGCGCCGCGCGAACTTGAAAGTGATTGGCGAAGTCGAAGCCGGTCTCACGAATTTACAATTCGGATATCTGGATTGGATTGCGCTTCAGGCGGTTCCTTTCACATCGACTGATGAATTTTTGCAGGGCTGGGGCGCGCTGAAAAATGTGACTCAAAAGGGTGCTGTTGCTGCCAGTGGTGGCACCACGCTGACAGGCATCGCTGGCACGGATATTCCGCTGGGAACAATTTTGGTGCGCGGTGACGGCCGCACATATATTTCGACGGCTGATGTTGCGATTGGCGGCGGCGGCAGTGTCGAGGTTCCTGCCGTGGATCAAACACCTGGCGCGGCCGGAAATACGCTCGTCGGATCGGTTATGAGTCTTTCAAAGGCCATTGAGAATGTGAATGTCAACGGCACTGTGACAACTGCATTCGTCGGCGGCGCTGACGTTGAAACTCAAGATGCGTTCCGCAGCCGTGTTCTGGAGCGATACGCGGCCCCGCCGCAGGGCGGCGCGGCGCAGGACTATGTGACATGGGCGCTGGAAATTCCCGGCGTCACGCGCGCGTGGGTTATTCCGAATGGAGCTGGTGCCGGCACGGTTGTGGTTTATCCCATGCTCGATGTAACCGAGGCCGCGTTTGGCGGATTCCCGCAGGGTACAAACGGCGTTGCCACGAATGAGCCGCGCGATGTTGCCGCAACCGGCGATCAGTTGCTTGTGGCGAATTATATTTATGGTCCGACTCGGCAGCCCGTCACGGCGCTTGTTTATGCCGTCGCTCCGGTAGCTGATCCAAAGAATTTCACCATCGCTGGCCTTAATCCCAGCAACACCACGATGAAGCAAGCCGTGGCCGCTGCGATCACGGACGTATTTCTACGCGAGGGATCGCCCGGTGGCGCAAAACTGCCGAATGGAAATGTCGGCGGCACGATTGCGATGGCGGATATTTATGCGGCCATCGATGCGATTCCTGGGATCGTCGATTTCGTCATCACCTCGCCTCTTGCCGATATCACCAGCGCCACGGGATATCTTGCCACGCTCGGCACTATAACGTGGGCGTAACATGGGCGCTCCTATATATTCAGATGCAGATTTCAAGAGCGCGTTCCAGAGCCTCATGCCGCGAGGCCGCGTATGGCCCCGCGATCCCGACGCCGTGCAATCGGATTTCTGCTCGGCCATGGCACCGAGTTTCCGTCGCGTAACTGATGCGGCTGCGTTCCTATTGAAAGATGCGTTTCCCGCGACAACCGTTCAGCTCTTGCCGGAGTGGGAAGAGTCTCTCGGTCTGCCTGATCCATGCGCGGGTCCGGGGCAGACGATTCAACAGCGGCAGCAACAGGTCCTCACGAAATTTGCAGCCGATGGGGGGCAGAGCGCGAATTATTTTATCGCCCTGATTGCGACCCTTGGTTTTTCCGGCGCGACGATCACTAATTTTGCTCCGTTCCGGGCCGGAATAAATCGAGCCGGTGATCCGGTCTATGGGCCGGGATGGGCGTTCACCTGGCTGGTTACCGCGCCGAATCTGAATGTGGTTTATTTCCGCGCCGGACTGTCGGCGGCTGGTGAGCCGCTGTATGCCTTAACCGGGGCAGATGTGCTGGAATGCGTGGTAAAGGAATACGCGCCCGCCCATACGAATCCACTGTTTGCCGTTGCAGCGTGACAGGGTATAAGAATCGTGGTATCCCGACTCACTGTTTTCATGGGGTGTAGCCTTGTTCAGAATTGACCAACCGACCGCCGTTGCCAGCCTTCCGACCCCCGCATCACCCGGTACGCCTGGTTACTTCACGGGCGGAAATCCTGCGAACGGGGCGGCCGCAACCATTGTCGATAACGATTTTTTGAATCGAATCCAGGAAGAGCTGATGGCGTTCCTCGCCTCGGCCGGATATTCACCCTCGAAAACAAATTCCTCGCAGGTCACGCAAGCCATCCAAAGCGGCGCGCTGACTTATGCGGCCGACACCAGCGGCAGCGCGAACACCGTCACCGTTACCCTTGCACCCGTGCCGCCCGCGTACAAAACCGGGATGATGCTGCTCATCAAGATTGCGAACACAAATTCAGGACCGACGAATATCAACGCCAACGGCCTTGGAAATATCCCGGTTCAGTTTAAGGGAACGGCGCTCGTCGGCGGCGAATTTCAGGTGGGACAATTTGCCCTCGTTGCTTATAACGCTGGCGTATTCCAGATCATCTCGGTTTTCTCTTCGACGTCGCAGATTTTCTCCGGTGCCACCACGGGCGGCAGCGCGAACGCGCAGACTTGCAGCACCACGCCGAGCAGCTATACGCTGAATGCCGGGAACATCATCACCTTCACGGCCGGGTTTACGAATACCGGCGCGACCACGCTTAACGCGCAAAGCACTGGCGCGATCACGATCAAGAAAAACGGCAGCAGCGGTTTGATCGATCTCGCGGCCGGCGATATCGTCGCTACCGATTCATATCAGGTTCAGTACAACGGCACGTTCTATGTCCTGTTGTCATCCAGCCTCACGCCGTCATCGTTTTTTCAGGTAGCCAATAATCTCAGCGAAGGAAATCCGCTGACGATGCGTACCAACATGGGTGCGCTGGCGATTGCAGATGGTCCGTGCGTTGGATCATCGTCTGGCTTAATCGCGCAATGGGCGTCGAACACAACTGCAACGCTGGCCGCCAAAGAAATTATTTTGGAAGATGGCAGCGGGAATATTCACAAGGCGAAATCTGTCAGCGTCACGTTCAGCACGGGATCGACCGGCGCGAATGGACTTGGCACTAGCACCACGTTGATGGCCAATCAATGGTTGTTCAAATACATCATCTATAACGGCACCACCGTTGCCAGCTTGCTGGATAAATCCGCGACCTCGCCGGCGCTTCCTGCCGGATATACTTTCTCCGCGCTCGTCGGCGTGGCGCTGACAGACGCGGGCAGCAATCTGATCGGTTACAAGCAATACGGTAAGGACGTTCGATACACGCCTGGAAATAACCTCACTGCGTTGCCTAGTATGGCGACCGGCGTAACGTCAGGCTGGCAAGCTGTTCCTGTAGCGGCATTCGTGCCGTCGATTGCTGGCTCCATCGTTGTGACGGCCGGTGTTTTAGCGACGGGCGTATCTGCCGGTGATTTTGCGGTGGCCCCGAACCCAAACTATTCGAATCCATACAACGTCTCGAACACCCCGCCGCCGATACAGTTTGGCAGCACCACTGCCAACGTGGGCGTAACCTCGACTGTTGAAATGATGTTGGAATCGGCCGACATTTATTATTTCAACAATCTATACAGCAGTGGGTATGTCTCCTGTTATGGGTTTAAGCTCCAATAAATAAGGAACCCATAAATGAGCGAACAAGCAACTGATCCGACAATTCTTGATTGGTTTTTCCGTGGGTTAACCGCTGTCTGGGCGGTTGCCCTGGTGATCGGCGGATTGGTATTGAAATCTAATGGGGAAAAGTTTGATGATGTGGATAAGAAATTCGCTGAGACCAAGGCCGATCTTAGTGCAGTTGGAGTCCGCGCAGATACAGCAGACAAAGCCGCGCAAGCAAATCTTCTTGCGATAAAGAGCATCGAGCTGTCTATCAAAAATACGGAACTCGACATGGCGCGCCTTCAAATCCACATCACCGAAAATTTCTGCAACAAGGCGGATATTCAGGGCAGCTTGCAGCGCGTCCATGAAAAGATTGAGGACGGAAATAAAAAAACCGATGACCTGAATGAAACCGTTGGGAAAAAAATCGACGATCTGCGCCGCGATCTTCAGTCTGATATACGCGCGGCCATTGAAATCCACAGGACGTAATAACAACTGGAGAAAAAATGTTGCCCGCCCTCAGAAACAATAATCCCGGAAATCTGGAGTACAACCCTCACGATCCTTTTCTGGGATTGGCCAGCCCTCCGAATGACGGCAAGTGGTGCAAATTCACCGACCCTGTTTACGGCATACGCGCGATCATGGTTGTGCTGCACACCTATCACGTTAAATATGGATTCGGCACCGTCGCGCAGATGATGAATCATTATGCGCCGCCCAGTGAAAACAACACACCGGCTTACGTCGATGCAATCTGCCAATGGAATAGCTGGCAGCCGGATCAGGCGCTCGACTTCGGCTCTGCGGCGACGTACATTGGATTCGCTCAGGCGATTGCCGTCCATGAAAGTGGCATAAATCCGAATCGCCCCCCTAACGCCTGGTATGAAGATTCGGTCTATGAACAAGCCTACAAACTCACCCCGTTCGGATCAGCAGGAGTCGCTTGATCGCTGGAAATACAGGCGCAGGGTTGTTTTCCTGTCCCTTATTTTTACGGCGGCCCTGATCTCTTATTTGACCGTCTGGGGCAAGGATGATAATCTCCGTAAGGCCATAGCCGATGATGTTTTGTCGGCAATGATGTGGGTCATCATCGGTTACACGATTGGACCGATCCTCGATGACAACATTAGAAACGGGAGCATCGGTGCCAACTTTTTCAGACGCAAAGTGGATTCTAATCGGGATTGCGACCCTGGCGCTGGTCGTGACCCTAACATGGATGGGAATAGCTCTGCACAATCGAGCGACGACTATCACGGCCCTTAACGCCAGCCTCGATACGGCAAACGTAAATCTCAAAAATTCTGTCGCCATCGCCAATCAAAATGCGGCGGACGCGGCGCTGTTAAAAAAACAGATGATCGATAATGAGGCGGCGCTGAAAGAAAAAAACGACAACAACGTGAAACTGGCCACGGACCTTGCCAGATTACAAAGCGAGGTATCCCATGCGAAGCCAACGGTGTGTCTGCCTTCTGCTATCATTGCTATGGTTGACGGGCTGCGGAACCTGCAAACCGGAAGTGCTGCCGGAGCAAAAAATCCAGGTGGAGCGCCTGACAATTCCGGTGGAACTGCTAACCATCCCGCCACAACCCCCGGTGCCGCAGATCAACTGATCGCGCATTGGATCGGCCAGATGTTCGAGCATGACTCGATCTGCGCCGAAAATATCCAGCAAATTTCAAAACTTCAGGCAGTAGCAACGCCATGATAATTTTCTTCTTCGTGACTGCATTTTTGATTTTTTCGTACCATTGGCTCAGGAACGGTTTTCCTGTCGGCTCATCGGCATACGGCACCACCTCCGCGCGCTTGATCTGGGCCGCAAGTTTTACCCTCGGCTATGTTTTTCTGGCAGCCCCGGCCGTCAACATTCCTTTGGTTGCATTGCTGTTCATTTTGCAATTCATTGCCATGCTGATCCCACATGCCGCGTACCAGAATATGGGCCGCTGGCCGTCGCCGCAGAAGGATTGGCCGGCGTTCTGGATGCCGACGCTCACCCAGGCACAATGGGATGGCATGTCATCCTGCGCCCGCACCACCTATGATTTTTTCGGGATGCTGTCGGTCGGCGTGTTTCGCGGTGTCATCGTTTATGGTCTCAGCTCGGCCGCGCTGTACGGCGCCGGGCTGTTCCTGCCGTCCGTGGGTGGCCCAATCCTGCTGGCGGCGGCGGCAGCCGCTATCGCGGCCGTATCGCAGCCAGTGGCCTATCTGGTGGGTAAATTCGTGCCGTTTGGTATCTGGGGAACCCCCGCGTATTCCGCTGGCTGGGGCGAGATCGGCGTGGCGGCCGGCTGGAGCGCCAGCCTCGCGGCGCTGGTCGGTGTGATGAAGATTTTACATAACTTGGTCTAGGCCGAATTAAAAATGGCTCATATCCGCCATAAATTCAGGCGCGCGCAGCGCAGGATATTTAAGCAGCGGCTCCGGCATGCCCTCCGGCCGCAGCGCGGCCGTGCAGCGCCGCAGCAGCGCCTACAGAAATAAACCACATCGAAAAAATATCATGCGGCGGAGCCTACTCAGCTTCGGGAACCGATTCCGGTTCCTTAACTGTGTGCGGAGAAATATAATGGCAAATCCCAATGAGAATGCAAAAGCGTTGAACGCCAAGCTCGATCAGGTCACTTCGGACCTGCGCGCTGCGAAGGCTTCCGGCCTTCCGCAGAACGTCGATGTGAGCAATATGCTTCAGTCGATTGCCGATCTGAAAACACAGATCGCGCAACAGGCTTAGTGAATCCTGCCGCCCAGAGCCGATCCACGGTTCTGATTAACTGAAAGGAAAACCCATGAGTACGAATCCGAAACCCGATCAAAAAGAACAGCCGGACAACACTAAGCCGGTTAATCCCAAGCAGAACGAAAAAGACAACGGTAATGACCGCGATAATAAGCGCGATTAAGTCAACGGCCGCGCACACCCGTGCGCGGCCGCTTTACTTAGGGGTGAAAAAATGTCTCTCGGAACAATCCTACTTATCCTTGTTGTCCTCATGCTGGTCGGCGCACTTCCGACATGGCCATACAGCCAGAGCTGGGGCTATCATCCTTCAGGCGGTCTTGGCCTGGTGCTACTGATCCTGATCCTGCTTATGCTTTTTGGTCGAATTTAGACCAGAACGAATTTTCCCAGAGATTTGGGATGCGCTGGCGCAGCATTTTTACGACTAGCGGCCGCAGCTCCTTTAGGCAAGCGTTCTCCCTGATCCACTTCAGGGCATCGCTACGGCGTTTAATTCTATGCCCAATGCTTCCAGTAACAAATTCGGTTTCCGCGCGCCACAGGAGCCGTGCCATCGATATGGCGCTGGTTTCGCTGCTGTTGATCTTCGATATCTCAAAACGTAATCCGCCTGGTAATGCACGTTTATCATTCCACTTATTACTGAAGCGCAGCTCTTCGCTGTGAAAAATAATATCATCCCAATCTAATTTCTCTGTAATTTTCTTTGAAAGGTCCGCATCGATGACAAGATGTATGGCGTCAAAGGAAGTGCGGTATGCCTCGAACTGTGCGCTGCATCTGTCTATGGTGTCGCTGCCGCTTTTAATTTCGATACCTATGATCGCGGCGTCCGTCAGTATAACAAGATCGGCGCGGCCGCCGCTGCTCGACGTATCGAGCGTAATTTCATGCCTGATATTTTTTCTCTCAATGCCTTCGGATAAGAGCTGGCGCACGATGCCGGAGCGCACATCGTAATCTTTGGTCTTGACCATTTTATCCACCAGGCAGGTTGGCCACCAGCGGCCAGAAAATAATAAACAGCAGCAGGTACGCGAGAACACCGGAAACGCATATTAAAATTGCGGCCGCGCAGCACTTCAATGTTTTTTTGGTGGCGGCCACGTTATTCCTCGATGGCTGGATTGGCCGGATCGAACGGCGCTGTCTTGCTGCGAGCTTCCTGTTTTTCGGTCTTGACCGATAAAGCCTCATCAGCCTTTTTCCGCGCGGCGTCATCGTCGGCCGTCTTGGATATCGACGAAAAATTATCCATAAACGGTTTCAGCTTCGCCCAGCTCGGCTTTACGTCTTTGAGATTCCACCATTTGAAAAACTCTTCCTTGCCCTTGGCGGCCGCCGCCTCGCCAGCGAACCGAAGTTTCTCCAGCTCCTTATCGATGGGCTTCCTGCGGTTCACCCAATCGGCCAGCGCCGCGCCTGTTTCCATCGATATCCGGTTGCCGGTCTTGAAGATGTGCCGCAGGTTTTTCGGGCATTTACTGACTTTATAAAAACCCTCGCGGTCCTCGCCATCTTCCATGATGAGCTGCACGGTCATCTCGAATTTGAACCGCTTTTCCTGAACCGATTTTTTCCCCTTGTTCACGATAGTTTTTTTCGTGCGGCCAGTGGACTCATCGAGCTGATCGACCTGCTCCATGTCATCCTTCGCGCGCAGCGACAGAATATGGTGCATGTTGCTGCGACCGAGGAAGTGCATCAGTTTTTTGTGGCGGCCTTTTGGCTTCGACCATTTCACCAGGCCGCTGAGATCGCCACCATCTTTGGTCTTGGCCGAGTCTGCGATCTCGATAATTCCACCTAGACCTTCCCATTCGTGGCTGAAGGTGTCGGTTATCATTACCTCCGCGCCGGCTTTCTCAGCGTCACCGATCCCCTCAATGAAACGTTCCGGGGTAAACGGCGGCGTCAGCTCACCGTACATGTATCCACCCACAACGTCATCGTCGGCGTAATCAGCGCCACGGCCGTTCTCTGTGTCCATGAGGAACGGCTTGCCATCTTTCTTCAGGCCCTTCGCAAGCCCCCAGGCGATCAGCAGCGCGCTATAGGTCTTGCCAGATGTGGACTCACCGATCATGCAGAGCAGAACCCTGCGGCGCGTGGCTTCAGCCTTGGCGAAGTTTACGGTTGGCATCAGTCCATATCCCTTGCTTCATCCACGAACTCGCGCAGCTTTTCGACCTGCGCGCTCTCACGTTCCGTTGTGGCATCCCATGCCCGCTGGTTAATCAGTGATCGAATATTTTTTTCGATCAGCTTTCCGATCATGCTTGGGTCGAGCGCGTCCAGCTCCCAGGATTTATTTCCGAACTTATTGACGTAGCCACCGAAACGGCTGTCCGTCATTTTTGCCGGGTTGGGAGGCGGTTTGTACTTTTTAACCTGATCCATATTCAGCGCGAGGCGTTCAACGCTGAAATTTCTTTGATCGAAATTATCCTGAAGGAACATGGTAAGTCGGTCTAGGTCTAGGTTGTCTCTTGTCATATCAATTCCGCTGGGATCGTGATCGCCCAGATGGAATATAGTGACGCTCTTCCCGGCCTGAATTTTATTGATGATCCGTTCCCCGGCCGCGCGCTGCTCCGACTGAGATGTGTAACCGCGACACGCAAAATAATCGACGCGCAGCTTATTACAAGGCCCTTCGATGACGCCGACCAGCGCATCCTTTTCAATCCACACCTCGCAATAATTATCCTGATCCAGCCACGGATTTACCCGGTATCTGTTGGCCGACTCTTCGAGAATTTCAGCAGGGGATTCCCATGTCTGAAGGCCGCGCAGGTTACGGGTGCGATCCTCGATGGCATCCCAATCGATCTCGCCGGCCAGCCGCGCATCGTTGATGACGCTGCCGAGACGCTTATATTCTTTCTGGGAATTTGGAATTAGGTCGCGGCTGACAAACTGGTAATAGAGCTGCCGCAGGGTGAGCGTATAGCCCTGGCCCTGATATTCATCGATGATGGTATTGGCATGCTCTATCAGCTTGATCGACGATGAGTTAAACCGTTTTTTCAGATACGCCTGTTTCATTCAAAGTCTCCCCGTTCCTCGCGCTCGGCCAGATTAAAATAAGCAAACTGCGGCAGGTCAAGGGTGATAACTCCGTCTTGATCCGGCCGGTTGGGATCGCGGTAACCGTGCCACTTCCCGCTGCTCAGACAGTCGGCAAACTTTCGTAGCGCCTTCCGCATGATCTTTTCGCCGTACTCGATGGCTTCAGCCTTCACCTCGACCACGGTTGGCAGAAATGGATATTCTTTTTCCTGAGCGATGAAATAACATTCGTCGATATCTTCGCCCGTCACCTCGCGGTAAACATGCTGATACCAGGGCTGCTGAATGTAGTAACCAAAATTATAAATCGAGCGCGAGAAATCGGCTGGGTTTGCGCTGCTGGTGGATTTGTAATCCAGTATGATGCGCGGCTTAAACATTTCACGGTCTAGGCGCGCTTTCATCCAGACGCCGGTTTCTTTATCCTTCAAAAAATAACTGCGCTCCGAGACGCCATCGTTTTCAAACGCCTGTCGTGCAATCGGATTTTCGTACAGCGCCTCGCGCATCAGCCAGACCTGCCGCAGATCGTGCGTGAGCAGCGGAATTTTCTGCGCGTTATATGCCAGTTGCTTCTGCGCCTTCGCTTCGTCTTTCCTATAATCCGCGAACTCGATTTCCTGTATGCCGGCCGCGAATTGATCCGGCTGCAAAAATATCAGATGTAGCGCGTGACCCATGTCAAAATTTCGTTCCTCTTTTTTCACCCTGTGGGGGTCCATATAGGAGTTAGCCCACATTTTTTTTGGACACTCTTCGATGAGTGTTTTCGCCATCGAGCTGCTGATGGAAGGTGAATCGCAGCAATCGCTGTGATAAAAATAATCCGGGATATTATCGACGAATCCCGGTTTGGTGATCTTCGGAAAATTCAGCTCGACCGGCTTTGCCTCAGCAACCTTTTCCTTCAGCAGCTTCGGTTCCGCAGCGACTTTCTGCTTTACCGCAGCCGTGGCTGCGGTGATGGGTGAGGGTTTTTTTGCCATGACCCTATTATCCATTTATCCCCCACCGCGTCAAGCACATTTTTTGTCGATTGACAAAACCCCGGAAATACAGGATATTAGGGGCATGAAACTTGGCGCTGAAAAACTGGCAAATTATCTGGGGGATAACAATATCCGCCCGTCGCACTTTGCTGAAACGATTGGCAAATACCCGTCAACCGTTGCACGAATCATCGACGGCTATAATATCCCCGATATCGAGACGGCAACCCTCATCGAAAAACACACCAGCGGTGCGGTTGTTCTCGCGGATTGGGCTGTGGAATCCAAGAAAAAACCGAAAACAAAATGACCGCCGTTCTTGGATTCGATACGGAAACCACCGGCTTTCCGAATATGGACCTTCCACCCGACGATCCCGCGCAACCCTGGCCAGTGCAGATCGCGGCCGTGATGATGGACGAAAACGCAAACGTGCAATCATCGATTAATTTTTTGGTGAACCCCGGTGTTCCCATCGAGGCTGGCGCTCTAGCGGCGCACGGCATCACGCAGGAACGTGTGCATCGCTTCGGCGTCAAACCGATCACGGCCGTAACCATGCTTTATTCCATGATCGCGCGCAGCGACGTTCTGGTGGGTCACAACATCGGGTTCGACGTAAACATAGTCAAGATGGCAAAACTCCGCCTCGGCATCTCTCACGCTAACGATCTGTTCGACGGCCGTGAACATTTTTGTACGCAGCGCAACTCGGCCGATATCGTCAACCTGCCACCGACCGATAAAATGGTCTTGGCCGGATTACACCAGACGCCGAAGGTTCCAAAACTTGCCGAGGCTTATCAGTTTTTTTTTGGTGAACAGATTGTTGGCGCGCATGACGCGCTGAACGATACGATGGCCGCGCTGCGGATTTATTTCGAGATCAAACGCCGCGTGGCGCAGCATGTCTGACAACTTCGAGGATCGCCCATACCAGGATTTAATGATCGATCAGACGCGCGAAAAATTAAAAACAAATCGCGCGGTTCTGCTCGTCAGCGCCACCGGATCAGGCAAGACGCGCGTTGCGTCAAAAATGATCCACGGCGCGGTAAAAAAGGGTTTCTCCGCGCTGTTCACTGTGCATCGGCAAGAGCTGATGGATCAATCTATTGAGGCGTTCCAGAAAGAGGGTATCGAACATGGGTGCATCGCAGCAGGGTACGATTTCAATCCGGCACAGCCCGTCCAGATCGCCAGCATCGACACGCTGCGCCGACGCCTGGAGAAATTTCCGTACACACCTAATCTCATCGTCGTCGATGAATGCGCCCATTCTTGCAGCCCGACCTGGAAAGCCGTTCTCGATTACTTTCCAAAATCCAGAGTGGTGGGTCTCACCGCGACCCCGGAACGCTTAGACGGAAAGGGACTCGGAAATATTTACACAGCGATGGTAGAAGGTCCCAGCGTACGCTGGCTCATCGATAACAAATACTTATCCCCCTATGAAGTTTTTGAGCCTGGAATACCGGACGTAAGCAACCTCGATACACGGGCAGGTGACTATGCAAAAGAGCAAAACGAATCCCTCATGGATACGCCGTCTATTACAGGTGACGCAATCCGAGAATATCAGAAACATTCGGCGGGAAAGCGCGCTGTTGCGTTCTGCGTGTCGATCAAACATTCCGAACATGTCGCCCAGCAATTTAGAGACGCTGGAATTTCAGCTATCCATGTTGATGGCAACACGCCGCGCGCGCAGAGAAAGGCTGCTGTTAATGCCTTCCGAGCTGGTGACATTACTATCCTCACATCTGTCGATATCTTTGGCGAGGGATTCGATCTGCCGGCTATGGAGACGGCGATCCTGCTGCGGCCGACGCAGAGCCTAGCGTTGTACATTCAGCAAGTCGGCCGTGTTTTACGGCCATATCCCGGCAAGGAACGCGCACTGATCCTCGATCACGCTGGCAACGTGCGGCGTCACTTCCTGCCCGATGAGCCGCGCGTGTGGTCGCTGGAAGGTCGCAAAAAGAAAAAGAAAAAAGAAGTCGAGAACGAAGTTAAAATCAAGATCAGGAATTGTACGCAATGCCTATTCGTGCATCGGCCGGCCCCCATATGCCCATATTGCGGATTTATTTATCCGGTTTATGGGCGGGAGGTGGAGCATAAACCGGGTGAGCTTGTGCGCCTCGACAAAGCAGCCTTGGCGCAGCAACGCAAAGCTGCCGGCATCCCGGTGCCGAACGCGGATACGCGGGAAGAGCTGGAGGCAATCGGCATCGAGCAGGGATACAAAAATCCGTTCGTCTGGGCTGAAATAAAACTGGCGGCGCGTGAAGGCCGCGAACCTAACTATGCAAAGGCGAACGCGAGGGCGAAACGAAATGCGTAAAGAAACCATCGGGCCGTGCGATCTATATCTGGGTGACGCCGCCAATATTCTGCATTACCACCTTCAGCGCGATGGATCATACGAACCCATCGACCATCTCATCATGGACCCGCCCTACGATGAAGAGGCGCACAAACAGTACCGGCCGCGCCGCAACAAACGCGGCGGCGCTGGGGATCGGCAGCAGCTCGACTTCGCCAGCCTTGATGAGACGATGCGCCGCAAGACCTGCGCGGCCGCAAAACGCATGGTGCAGGGCTGGCTGATCGCGTTCTGCCAAACCGAGCAGGTGTCTTTCTGGCGCGACGATATCGAGTCAGAGGGCCTGAAATATAAATCACCGATGGTCTGGGTGAAACCGGACGCGACCCCGAAAATGAATGGTCAAGGCCCAGCCATAGGTTATGAATCGATGGTGACGGCATGGTGCGGCTCCGGCTACGCGAAATGGAATGCTGGGGGAAAACGTGGGGTTTATACGCACCTCACAAACTCCGCAACGCGCGGTGATTACAACGTACGCGATGCCAAGGATCAGCCCGTCAAACACGCAACGGAAAAACCGCTGCTGCTGATGCGCGAACTGATTACCGATTTTACGGAGCATGGACAGCTCATCCTCGACCCTTTCGCCGGCAGCGGCACAACCGGAGTCGCGGCCGTGCAGCTCGGCCGACGCTGCATTTTAATCGAGCAAAATCCGCTTTACTTTGAAATGTGTTGCCAGCGTGTGACCAACGCGCTTAAACAGGTGGACATGTTTATTCCGCCCGTTAAATTGAATCAAGACGATATGGGTTTTGCGCGTGAGCGAGTCAAACGTCCAGAGGGAAGCCCAGCTTGAGCTTGCGAAGCATGGAATTAAAACCTTTCGCAACAATGTTGGCCTCGGATGGACAGGAAAACTGGTTAGAAAAACTCCTGACGGAACCGTGGTTCTTGCTTGCGCTCGACCGCTTCATGCAGGACTCTGTAAGGGATCGACCGACCTCATCGGGTACAAATCAGTCACCATCACGCCAGATATGGTCGGCAAACGAATTGCGATCTTTGCTGCCCCCGAAGCGAAGTCTGCTACGGGACGATTATCCCTCGAACAAAAAAACTTCATAAGGGTTGTACAGCAGGACGGCGGGATCGCGGGACATTTCCGGTCACTGATTGAGGCGCTCCAGCTCTTCGATCTCCAGCCCCAGGCAATCGGGGTTGATGAAATACCAGATCGGTGATTTATACGCGCTGGGCCGCATTTTCTTTCTGGTCCATCCGATGCGGCGCATGTGATGCCCAACGCGGCGTTCGCAGCGCCGGTCTCTTTTCTCAATCGGTACACCGATTTTCGACAGAATATCGTTGATCGTAATTCTGGTGACGCCATGCAACTCACTGTCGATCAGCTCACCCCAAGTATCATCGGCTTCGCGTAGGCTCTGCTCATTGACGGCCTCGGCAATTTCTTCCTGGTTCGACAACCACCATTTTTCCCCCGCCTTATATCTGGCGATGGCTTCGGCCCAGAGCTGGTCCCGCGTCTCGCGTATGCACTCCAGATTTATTTCCGTGCAGGTCACGGGCCAGTACCGCCGCGCGCCGGTAGGATCATCGAACAGCCCGGTGTTATCCGGGTTCCACGTTCCGCCGAACACGCAGCGCCGTGGCGACTCCTGCAACATGATACCATACGGCGGCCGGTAACGATCAGTGGTGCGCGACAGCCACGGCACGAAAACATTTCGATCCGTGCGGATCAGGG